CTTTATACTACTTCTTTCCGTGGTATATTTGTTGCACTTGCGCATTCCATTGCGTAGACCAAACTTCTCCATATTGCATTGGGGTTTGAAGATCGAGTCTAGCTTAACAGCGGATAAATTGTAACTGTCGATAAAGTGGAAAATGGAACCCAGTATGACTGTAGCTAGCAACTCAGTCATCGATGAGTTCTCGTCAAACGTCCGACTCGCACAGCGAGTCTATGAGTATCCTCATGGAAACATTGAGGTTCCTGGGTGCCTTGGGAGAATAGGTGATGCCTGGGATGAGCTCAAACTATGGATGGCTACAACACCTATTTGGCGTTGTTGCTGTGGTGGTTCGTCGGACGACTTGGAGCGGGCTGAGATTTTTAATCAAGCCTTGCGGGATGGAAGAGCTGCGGCTAGGATGAACATTGGGTATAATAACTCAGTGCGGGATGATTTGTTGAGGGTGCAAGAGTTGACCCAAATTTCGATTGTTCTGGATGAAACTAACCATGATAAGCTCGCGAAGACCTGTGAGTTACATAGGGCCACTCAAGAGAAGAGTGATGCAGCCAAGGATACCGTAGCACAGGTTAATGTGTCAATTCCCGTCCACGCAACGAAACCCGTTTTTAAACGAGGTGCCGTTGAAGTTCGTTTGCCAATTGAGGACCAATTGGACGGGTTCTGGTCACCAGGATGGGAGCCAGAGAGCGTACCCTGCGTCAGCATGACCAGACTCGTCCCGCTTTTTGCGGCCCGGGTGGCCCTGCACATGGAAAGGGAGATGGGGCGGATGAGGAAAACTCCCGCCAATGAAGGTGCTTTTGAACGATCGTTGCAGTTGTTTGCTCGCGATAACAATATCCGTCAGGAGTTGTTGTCTGCCAATAAATCGTTGATCACCGCCCTCTTTTTCCAGTTGAATGACGATGAGGTCATGAGTCAAGCGCATGCGCGTTTCGGCAGAATTCGCCGATTCAAGACGCACTGGCGCACGGGCCCAGACCTCGCCTAGGGACGCCCGATGACGGTACATGGTGTAGATACGGAGACCACGAAAGAGCTTTTAGCTAAAGTTGGCAAACTGTATCCAGACCGGTTGTGCGTGTACCACAATGGGCTACCACACAAAGTTCGGAAGTATGTTGCAATGACCGGACTTGGCCCCAATCACAATCTTGGGGTTTATAATGCATCAGTCAAGACCGCTGAACGAGCGCTGGTTGAACGGACTTTCCTCTGTAAGGAGAACGAGGAATTTAATCCAGCTATCAAAGTAGGCGGTGCCGCATTCACAAAGAACGAATGGATGAATCTGTTTCGTGAGCAAGTACATGACGCTATGCCGATCCTACCCAAGTTGTCTATTGACCAAGTTGTCAGTATGTACACTGGGCCAAAAAGGAAGCGTTACGAGAAAGCCGCAGAATCATTGATGCGTCGCGCGTTGGAAAAACGCGATGCTAACGTTGCGATGTTTGTGAAAAGAGAGAAACAGGATGTTTTGAAGGCTCCTAGGGTCATCAATCCACGAAAAGCAAGATACAATC